GAAATTACGAAGGATGGATAACCCTATCCCATGAGTGGCGAGGTCGACCCGGCCAAATAACTTTTTTGTAAGCAACCCTCCGGCAAAATTTATAAGAGGGGAAGTTCTTTCCATGAATTAGGTCCCCGGAACTATTGTTGGGTCAATACGATTTACCGCAGAAGGCCCGGCGTATGATCTACGCGCTCCTATAAACTTGCTATACGTCACCCTTCTTGGGGGATTATCCTGACCATTTATGGCCCTGGCCTCTATTCGTATATCCGCCAGGACGGTTTGTAGGTCTGTGCGAAGTGTCGTTTTACCGCTAAATACGTACGCCATATTATATGCCATCTGCGTCGCTAAATAACGTTTAAAAAGTTCGTCATATTTAGATACGACAAGTTCATCTTTAACATAGCCTATATCTAAAGACGCGTTTCCGCCATTATCTATGTAGATGAAACCACCCTCTATCTGATAATCTGTTTGGGTAAGGGGTTCGGCCTCATCCCCGATAAACCGGAGGCGTATAAAATTATTCGGAAGGGCATACTTATCAGCATATCCAAATTCAGGATCCGTAGCATTTCGGGATAAGGTTGTTCGGGCTTTGGCAAAGTTCCAAGGGTGGGCACGTAGGACTTGGCGCCGGGTCGTGTCATACCATCTGGCGCATATCGTTTCCGGGCCGGTCTTGGGGTCCCTTATGTTCGTAATAGTTCCGGCCTTCAGCAAATCAAGGGCCATATTACATATTTCAACATCGCTCAATATCATCATATACGTAGCCCCTTCTGTTTAACAAAAAGACGTATACCGCCGCCTTTGTGCGGTAAGCGGTATACGTCTTTGTCTATTTACTACGATTACGCCGTCTTCGCGAATATCGCGCGAACTGCTATGGTACCGGCGCCTGTCCCGGCTGTATCAGCCGTGAGAGCCACATCATACTCCGATGAGCCAGTATCGCCAGTTTCGCCGGCCAGCACATAGACCTGTTTCCCTACGTTGCCAACGGTGAGTGACGCCAAGCCGTTCTGTTCTGATCCAATGGCTTTACCTGCGGACAGGTTAGCGCTCGCCATGAACACGTCTTTATCCTTCACTGCCCCGCCGTTTTCGACGGTTTCGTAAAGGCCGAGATCGTAGTCTGTGGCGCCGGTTATGGCGTCGCAGTTAATATCGATCCTTACGGGAACCATGTTCTTGTTGACCTTGAACAACCGATATATGGACCCGTTGCTATCGGCGGCGGCCTTTTCAAACTGCCCCGCGAACGCGACTATATCGCCTCCACGGTTCTCGGTGACTGCTACGGCTCCGAGGACTTCTTTGTTTTCAACTGCCATGTGGAACCTCCTGTGTATCTTTCTTATTTAGTGTCCCCTCCCCCGTACTGGGGGAGGGGCGTTATCTATGTTAACCCCACCCTATCGTTATTAGCTGGCGGTGGTCTGAACCTTCTGTACTCTTGTTTCATCGCAGCGAACAGCACCTATCTCGCCGAGTACCTGTATGTATGTGCTTTCCACATACCCGGGGTAATCCGGGAGAACCTTTACCGCGAAGTCCTTGGACATACCGTACACCATGCCCATCGTAGACATCGCAAAGCAGTCCCTTACGCTTGACGCAACGGCCAACTGCGGGTTATCAACCTGGCTGCCGAATAGGATTATATCCATACCCATTACGGTTACGACCTGACCCTTATCAACCACGTAGTTGCGGCTGAAATCGCCGGACGTCAACTGCGTAATGTTGAACAACTGGGTTTCCTCTTGTTCCGAACAACCGATGAGGATATTCTCGGGTGCGTCCTGGCCGACTTCCTTGCCTTTGAAATTGTCCTTGATTTCAAGGAGTTTCGCGTAGGTCAGTCCGGCTGTCGCGTTAACTGTCTTACCACCGCCGCCCGCGAACGTCACGGTTGACGTGAAGCGCCTTCCGGTTGCCACACTGGCAAACAGGGCGTCAATACCTATCTTGTCCGCTTTTCTGTAAATAGCGAACATACAGTCCCGGACTAACTTCGAGTTCGGGTTCTCAAACATACCTCTCACATCGCGGTTGTCCACGATGAGTTCGACAACGATCCTATCACGCAGCATACGCCTACGTGTAAACTCAGGATTTGTCGGGTCGATCTTGGGGTTACGTTCGTTAATGGTCTTGGCCTCTAACTTGCCAGTACCATCATAAGCCCACTCGTCGCCGGTAATCGGGACGACTTGAAGACGGCCCATAAGGCGGGTCCTCATCTGTTGCGCTTCTACGTGCAACAGATTTGAAAACTGGGTAATTAAGACGTTATCTATCATCTGAAACCTCCATTAGTTAAAACATCATTTCCCTAAATGACGCTCCCCGCAACTCGCGGACGCCGTTATGCGTTTATAGATACGCACATCGTCGACTAACGGACGATAGATAATCGCTCCCCGTTACTCATGCTTAAAATATACACTACATTTTCCTTTTTGTCAAATCTTACTTCTTTATCGCTCTCATCTTTTCCATAAGAACGTTATTCTGTTCCATTACTTTTGCGTGATCTGCGTGGCGAAAATCCTTAAACGCCGGGTTCTTCATCAGTTCACGTTGCGCTGCGGATAAGGCGTCAAACGTTTCCCCACCGCTGGACCCCGCGCCTTTACCCCCGGTAAACCCGTCTTCCTTTACGTACTTACGGATTATACCATCGAGCGCCGCGGTCATTACAAGAAGAGCGTCGTTATCGAGTTTTTCGAGTTTAACCCCCACTTCGGGCGGCACATTATCTTTCAACAACTTACGTGCCTCGGCCAAGGCCGTGTCTTTTTTATCCCCGAATAACTTAACGACTTCCTTATCAAAAGCCGCGTCTAACTCTTTACCTTTGGCTACGAATTTTTGATGGTCCGCGAAAAGCATTTTCTCATACGACATTTGGAGTTTCTTCGCTGCCTCTTTCGGAATACCGGCGTCATGAAACATTTTCTTGACGACCTTCTCAACATCAGGATCACGTTTCAGATCCTTAAACTCCGGTGCGTTCTCGAATTCGTATGCGTCCGCGTTATCCGGAACCCCTATCCCTTTTCTGAAACCCGCTACTTCTTCCGGGGTCGCGCCTTCACCGGGGACAATAACACCCTTCTTTCCGAAAGCCGTGTTCAAGTTATCTACGAACTTGAAAAAGTTTTCCGGGGAGGCCGTGTTCTGTTTTACCCAGTCTTTACCCGCGTACTCCTTCGGTATGAAATTTAAAAGTGATCCCGCTGACCCTGTTCCGCCGCCACCCGCGCCACCGCCCGCTCCCCCTGTCCCGCCACCGCCCGCTGCGCCTGTACTCATTTGATACCTCCCTCTTCTTTTTTGTTCATATCCTCGGTTGGGTCGCCGAACTCAACCAATTTTATGACTTCCGGTGTCATAAAAATCCTTATATCCTTATACATATCGCAACGCGCCGTATTGAAAAACGTCGCTTCCATATCTATCTTACCGAGTTTATCCTGGACAACATGGCGCCCTGAAAAACCGCTTTCATGGTGTAGATAGCGCAATACATTAAGACCACCTTTCGTCGACGCGACATCAGTCAACGATTTGGTCATAGTGTCCCTGAATCTATTGATTTTTTCTTCTGATTTCATTATGCCGGTTGTTTTGCGTTAGCGTCGGCTACGTCTACGGTGGTACTGCCTACGTTCTTTGCCGCTTTCGACTGGATCTCGGCCATCTGCGCCTGGGCTGCCTGTGCCTGGGCCTGTTGCCTCGCCCTACCACGGGCCATGGCGTCCTGTAAAGACCTCATTATCTTCATAGGGGCGCCGCCTAAATCACGTATGGTTTCCATCGCCTCAAATAAGTTGATAGTGTCTAATACGCTTTCATCTATGGGCGCAAATGCTATTACCGCGTTCATAACTTCCGTCACGCCCCGCTTTTCTGCCTCTCTTAAAAGACGGGCGGCCGGGGATATGTACTCAATATCGTATACGTTTTTCCCTTCCACCATGGCCTTACCTATCTCATCGGGGATAAGGATAGCCTCTATGCCATGATTCTTGAGAGTGCGTATCAGTTCTTCATTATCCGGGTTAACACCAAGTAATCCCATGGCGAACATAATATTAAAAGAACGCTTGATAAGAGGGGTAAGCTGCTCATTGAATATTCGCGCGTATATAGAGGACAGGGAATCAGATCTTATATCATATCGTATCTCGGCCTCGCCTAACGTCATACGTGTCTTATTGTTAAGGTCATATAACTTATCAATAAGAAAATGTTGCATGACTTCCATCTTCACGTCTTCAATAGCTTTTGAAACACTTTGAAGTTCACCCACGTCAAAAATAGTCCCTACCGGCTGTTGACTATTCAGGCGCCCGGACATATTGAACACGGATAAACCGCCGGCCGAGGTGTCGACCGTGGCCGCACCGAGAGAACCATCATCCAAAACAAATAGCGGAGGTTCTACCTTCTTTTCCACGCCCACTACAAAAGCCTCTTTGAGGGCGTTCAGTTGGACAATAGCGGGTAGCGCGTCCATCCCGGGACTGCGGCCATATATTTCACTGGCCAGTTTGTACCACCTACTTGCCTTGGCCGGGATCTCGGCGTAGCCGCTTTCTTTGAGGATATGTTTATACTCCACCTCGAAATGACAAGAAGCGTACTCCATAGCAAGGTTACTGCCGTATGGAACGCCGTTCTTATCGTCAGTAGTGCGCGGTTCTATGGCTACGCAAACCGTCACCTTATCCTGACAAGCCGGATCCTTCTCATATAGTTGTCGCGCCTTTTCACTTATGTTATTGACGCCGTAGCGCTTGGCAAGTTGCTCCACCGTCAGTTTTTCATCGTAATAAATGGTGTCTACAAACTCGTCTTTAGATTCGGATATGTAGCAGTTTTGGAGGGCCCAACATTTATATATGAGGGGATGATTATAGTCGCCTTCAAACACTGCGGGTATACCCGTACCGAACGCGCCCTGTTCACAAAGAGATTCATGGAAGGCCAGTTCAAACCCGGCCTTCTCGGATTCCATCGCTTCGGTTAAGGCCCTGTTGATTTGCTGGTAAAATTTTTTGTTTGAATCGTTATCGCTTATACCTTCGGGTCTTTTGAGGCGGAAGGTTTGGCCCCCGTTCTTCCAAAGAGAACCCATAATGGCGGACGCCATCGCTTGGAGGGATCGGGAAGCGGTTGAATCATTTATGGAACCGTCGTTAAGGAAATCGCCGGGGGAAGTTTCGTTCTCGAACTGCATTTTCCTGGCGTATATGTACTGGCCAAGGATCTCAAACTGACGGTTCCATGGCTCACGTAAAGTCTTTAGAGTGGCGCGTTTCTTAATCAGGTAGTCTATCGTTTTAGCCATTGTGTCCTTTTAAAAAGGCCCCACCCCCACTGCCGGCAGACGGCAGTATTGGGGGTAGGGCTGTCGCTTATAGACTATCCAGTCGGACCTGTCGGACCCTGTTCACCTGTCGGACCGGTAGGACCTGTCGGACCTGTCGGACCCTGTGGACCTGTCGCTCCAGTCGGACCCGGAGCCGGCATATTCACACCGGTCGGACCTGTCGGACCCTGTGGGCCGGTAGGACCTGTTGCTCCGGCTGCTGTCGGGCCTGTCGGGCCTGTCGGACCTGTCGGACCCTGTGGGCCTGTTGCACCCGTCGCTCCGGCTGCTGTCGGACCAGTTGGACCTGTCGGACCCTGTTCACCTGTCGGACCCTGTTCGCCTGTCGGACCTGTCACGCCTACACCCGTAGGACCTGTGACGCCTACACCCGTAGGACCTGTCGCGCCATCATCACCAGCGGGACCTGTCGGACCTGTTGCTCCAGCGCCCGCGGGACCCGTAGGACCTGTTGCGCCATCATCGCCAGCGGGACCTGTCGGACCCACTGAACCCGGGAACGACGTATCAGAAACAAGAACTTTCTTCGGTACACCCCCGCGAATAAGGACTATATAGTCCGTATTCAGGGCACCGGTGATTGTATCTATCTCACCGGTATTTTTAAAGGTTAAATCCCTATCGCCGCCCATCTAAACCCTCCCTCTTTATGTAAGATTCGTATTGGAAACCAAAACTCTTTTTGGTACTCCATTACGAACTATGATTATATAATCCGCCCCCGTGACGCTTGTAGTCACGTCCATTTCCGCGGGTTTTTTATCTGTCATATCATATTCATTACCCATCCTCAACCTCCGATTAGTTTAGTTCCCGCACGTGGGCTTGAATTAAGAACTCCCGAGGGGGAAGTGAAAAACGTACCTAACCTGAAAAGTTTTTTGTTTCCGTAAGTTTGTTCCTGTTCAGGGGTGAGGTTTCCTGTAGATGCTGCGGCACTGGCTAACGTAGACTGCTCGGTGTAAAGGCGATTAAATTCTTCACCGGATTGTTGATCCGATTTTGAAGGTGTGAGCCATCTGCCCATTATGCGCTCCTTCGTATAAACATCTTCATCTTTTTTCGCCGGTGATTATGCCACACGCCGATATTCGCGTCCGGGTTATGCTCAAAGAGTAGATCTATTAATTTATGCAAAGTACTTATACCTCGGTAGATTTCTACATCGCATATAAAAACTATCGGTCCACCTTCCGGTAAAGATTTTGCGTCTTCAATACTTTCCGGGATCCGTGGAAGTCTTATCCAC